TGTAAATCGCGAGGCGCTACTGGTTTTGTTATCTCTCTTAACTGAGGGGGGATGTTCTTTCCCAAGAGTTCTTACAACTTAACGTGTTGTAAACGCCCATGTTTGACAATGGGATGGTATGATGCGCTATACCTTGCGTGTTAAAAATACTTTTAATTCCTTGTGTAATACAAAAAGGCATTAAGTGTAGATACTGGTAGAAAACTAGATGAAGCCAAATCTCCCACGCACGGTGTTACTGTGCGTAGATTATCTATTATAGATGTGAATACAGGAGCAATAGAATGAAACCCGAAACGAGATTCATCTGTGGCTGCTGCTTCAATTATAATTTGTCCTTTTATTTCCTTTTCTGCAAAAACGTCGATTACGATGTTGCCAAAATCTTCTACGGCCAAATAAGGTTTTATAGAGTCTCCAATACCAATGGTCATTTTATTCGGACCACCTACGAATTTCATCATGCTGTTGTTCGGCACGCAGAATTCAAATACACTCGAATCAGCTGTCTCTACCGGAAGATTTACGTTGTTAAGAGGAAACTGCTGTATAGATAATTGATTATACGGTTTTTGAGATCCATTGGGATTACCTGCCAATAAAGCCGCATAATTTGATGTTAGCATTGTGGCATTGTATTGAGGGGGAGCATAAGATATTTTAACAGATACTTGTTGTACTGGGCCTGTTGTTAAGTTTAAAGCCATTCTGAACTTAGTACCTGCATGTTTCCCATAATACATAGACGCAACGTGGCGCAATGGGGTTTGACAATTATTTAACCCAAAATTAGACTCTCCATATAACTGCCCAATCTTAAATACGTATGTTTTGCGTTCTCCTTCTGGTATTGCGACGGCAATTGCATCACTTACATACAATCTACGCATAATAGAGCGCATATCTAAGATAGGTTGAAGACGGGTGTTGTCGCTTGGTATTAACTTTCCGACTTCATTGCCTTCTTGTTTTTGCTCTTCGTTCATAACTTCCATGGACTGAGCCACGAATTTCCTGTCTGGAGGAGCATAATCTAAAGAGATAGGAGGTCCTGTAGTAAACGCTTCTGTCGAATAACCGTAAAAATTAAAATTGTCCTCCAAAGTAATATATACGTTGAAGAATATATCTTTAGGAGATCCCGAGGAATTAGCCAACGGTTGAGCCAAATATATGTAATATTCTCCATGTAATAATGCTTCCGTAGAATTATCTCTGCTACAATTAATCATTTCATTCCTTGCTAAGAAAGGTAATATAATTTCATGTTCTTGTCCTCCTGCAGTAAATTCTATCAAATGTGATGGTGCTTGCAATACACTACGATAAGTAGGATATCCAAATGCAACTTTCACAGAAGGATTATACATTTGTATTAAACGCAATTTGACTTGTTGTTTATTATTCATTACGCTTTGTATAGTAATTTTAATATCTCCCTTCCACGCCCTCGAAAGTTTATGAAGAAGTTCTATATTATTAGCTCCTGAATATTTTCCTGGTCCACCCGAACCTTGATGCCCTCCTTGAAAAGGCGAGATAGGACGGTTGAACAAACGTAATCCAACTGGGTCGTCTTGAGATACTCTAAAACATCCAATATACTGTCGTTTCTTTTGTATAAAATTAGTTGACATCTCATCTTCCAATGAATGGAATATGGGTTCTTGAACGATTCTTACGTCATTAGCATACGGATCAAGGTTCTCTATAAATTGTGTCGTGTCGACGTTATTAAGACGATTTCTTTTTAAAAGTAAATCTGCTTGGTGTATCATTGGTACGTTGGGATTGTGTAAACCTGTATATGTTCTTACAAAACTACGTAAACCATCAATTCCGTCTCCGACTATTGTTTTTGCATATTTTGCCGCACCATCTAAAAGATTAGTTCCTAAATTCATAAAATAAGATTGAGGTTCATACTGAACGTAACGAGGAGTAGGGACCAAAATGTCCAAATATTTAAAATTGGCCTCCACTATAATTGATAAACTATTAGAAGATCCTTCACTAGGTTGTAAAGGGTTAAGGACCAAAAATACTAATGTAGCCATGTTACCCGAATTTTGGTTAATAGAAACCGGATTCTCATAAGTCGCATCTGGTAATTGCATGTCTAAAGAATCTACGTCTGTGTTGCAATACCAAGGAACTTTCAATTTTAAAGAAGTGGCTTCATTCGCGTGAAGAAACCCGTGCGGCCCTGATAATATTATATTTATTAAAAAAAAATAAAAATAATTAAATATTATAAATGTGAATAGTGGGGGTATTACTCCTACTAATACGGTGCCTGCATGGGTGATTGTTCCCGCTGACGATATATTTAATTCGCAATCGGCTCTATACATTGACCCTATTTTCATACCGTTTAATAATGTGACGTTAGATCTTATGATATCCCTGGGGAGTCTATAAAATTCTGTTTCTATTAATGAATATTTTTCATCATTAACGTCCCATTTTACTTCTTCTACGAAAAATGGTCTATTTATAAAAGGTTTAGCATCTATTCTAAAAGGTTCTGGTATTTTTATTGTAGGCATAACTAAAGTTGGTACTTCAGGAGACAAAATTTCTCTGGTACTAACTGAAGAAACTGATGTAGATATTGTGTTATTTGTATTTATTGAATCATATTCCGATTTAGTGCGGAATTCACTATCTATATTAGTCATATTTGCAGCATATAATTACAAAGGTATCACCTATGCTAAAGTGATCCTAGTTTGTGTTCTAAACTATGTTAAATTGTCTTCGAGACTTCGAACAAGTCTCTTTTAAAGCAGTATTTACATTCCCTGATTGATTGCTTATCAATTTCAGAGGTTATTATTTGGACGCGTCATATTTCCCCTGGATATTAAGGAGTGTCGCGTATGTCGTTTCGTCCGTCATGGACTTCATAATCTGTTCATTTTGAAATTCTTTAAACTCAATTCCTTTCTCTCGTGCTTCTTCCTTAAGGTATTCACATAGAGATTCTCCGTATCTACCATAAAGGTACAACTCAAATTGAATAGCTGTCATCTTTCCATCCATGGCTTCTTCGTATTCCTTGCTCGAATCAAAAAACCGTAGTGTTTCTACTATAGTATTAATATCGAGAACTCCTACTCTTTTCTTCAATTCATGATGGTATACAAACATTCTTTTCAAAAATTGGCACTCATCTAAATCTTTGGACGGTTGTGTTATAGCTCCCTTTCTGGCATCCGTATACTCCATTCCTAGCGATTCTGCCACTTCTCTCATTAGTAGCGCGTTTACACTGCCACTCAAGGAAGATGGTACTCCCACTAGCTTGTCGTCTCCTAAAGTAAAATCTGCAACGGACGCCCATTCCCATACGGTGGCGTTAGGTTTGTTTCTCTTTAAACAAATAGCCGTTAACATTTTATTTAAAAAACTGTTGAATAAAGCGGTAACCCAACATCCTGATGGAAGTGAATGGGTAGTTAAGTATAGTTCCTCGTTAGTTAAAACGTAGCTCCTAATTAAAGAATCCAATAACGCTTTGAATATTTTCTTATCATCATTGGTTCCTTCATAAAAACTCAGAACTACGTCCACTATGGCATCCTGTAATTGGCTAGGGGCGCTACCGTCGTATTTTCCGAAGTCGCCGTCAAAATGAGTTGCTTTTGTTCTTAAGACTTTATACATTCTATCAAAATCCAAATACGGGTTCATTCCAATGGCTATACCATTGGTCCACATGTTTCTTTTAATATGCATGAACAACTCAGCAACGTACTGCTTAGTCAAAAAAGTATGGTGTAAGGGTAATATTCTATATGATCTAGGTTTGTTAACCTTCTCCCACGCACGCAACTCGTCCTTTAATTGTTCGACACACAAAACATCTTCTACTAATAACTCGTCTTTCAAAGCTCTGCTCTTAAAAGATTCGAGCCTTTCCAAAAGTTGGGGCGATATAATTTTGTTGTCGTAATCTATATAATCTTTTTTATCTTTCGTATAACCGTATCCGTTGACGCTCTTTCTGTTCATCTCCGTCAACTCAGCATTACCAAAAGCAGCTTCTTCATAAGTTATCTTTTTAAATTTCACGAACTGGGAAGCTAAACACTTTTTAGCAAACTCTACTTCCTCGTCTTTTATCATAGGAATAGGCCTGTACGATTTCTTAGACATCTCTTTCAACGTTTTCTTACCAAATGCGGATAAATTAGCGGGTGCTTTTAATTGACGAGGAAGAACAAAAGGTAGTTCTTCCATCTTATCTATAATTGTATCCAATTCCGAATTGTCCCGCATGTTATTCATAGCGGTGGGTTTAAATCCACTCTTGGTTAATGTTCGGGAAGAAACTAAATCAGTTTGCAAAAATCTCATCCCCGAAAAATCGCTCGTTTCCTTAAATACTGGATCATATGCGCCTTCCCTTCCTGACATAATTTTCCTTATCCTGTCTCTAGTGGCTCTCGTCCATAGTTTAATAATACCCAATTCCGTCTCCTTTTCTCCAGCAATATGATGTCCTAAAGGGATACCGGCTTCCGTCATTAAAAGACTTCCGCATAATCCTGGGCAACTTAAATCGTACGTTATAGTAGACCCCGGGTACATTGTGTACTCCGTGGTTGTTAAAGAATATTTTACTATGCTAGAATTAACATAGCAATTTCCTCTATCCTTCATTGGTTTTATTATGTCACTGTTAACGCAAAATAACTCCTTAGATTTGTGAAAATCTATATCTTCGTCCTTGGGCCATCTATATATACGCATGGGGGTAACGGGAAATTTATCTATCCGAAGTATAGCCAAATCCTCGCTCAAAATCCTGTCTTCAACTATCGCTGGCAAATTATTGAACATCATATTTCTGTTCTCATAAGCTTGCCAATCTCGGTAGATATTCAATACGGGGTTACTTCCTACTGCATGGTCATTAATTAATATGTATTTTCCGGACATCGTTATTTGGGTGTTTATAACGATTCTCTTTCCTTTAACAACTGAGCTAACGCTAGCGAAAAAGCAATGATTCTTACTAGTATTGACATAATCGCTACAGCAAATCTCACTCTCTCCTTCAAACGTTTGTACTGCGTACTTATCACGAAATGACATTAACTTAGAAACACTAGCTTGCGGATGTCCGTATGCGTAATCAACTATATAATTAATAACTAAAACACAGAACAACAAACCAAATGCTTCCTTCAAACCATCAGGAGTCATAAGCGAAGTTATAATATCACTCAACATGGTTTTAGTAAAATTAGCTAACCATGGAATCCAATTAGTCACGACATCATCCGCTGCCTCGAAAACAGTGGCCATTACCGACTGCGCTATAAATGCGTCTTGATACTCTGAGCATTCCTCATCTATAAAATCGAGTTCTTCTTCTGTAACTTTTCCCGCATCTGCATATTGCTGGTTCACGCGTTCCGCGTGCCTAATTATTTTGTAAATCCACGAAATTAACTTTAAATTGCCTCTCCTGTCGTCATGTGCGCATCTGTATTTCAGCGGTTCTTCGCAATCTCTCATTCCATCCAAAAATTTATTTTCCCATCTATGAGATCCTTTATAATCGAATTTCCAATAAGAAACATCAAATTCTTCAGTAGAATTAAATTTTATTACGTGAATCCTCCTAAACAAAGCTTCTTTGTCGCTAACGCAATCCTTAGATGTGAAAGATTGTATGTCTGTCAATTTATTGGTAGTACCTAAAAGTAAATTAGAATTAAAAAATTTCGTCATCTTTTTCTCAGCACTCGCACATTGCAATGGCATTTTAACGGGCGCCACAGCATTGATTATAACTCTCCATTGAGAGTTACCTTTTTGTCCTATATCGTCTTGAACGAAAATATCTTGATTTTCATAATCGTCATAAAAATCTTTTCCTTCTTCAACACTAGGAACTTCATGTATATATACAGATCTGTTCTTATGCTTGCAATAGGTCGTTAATTGGTTCATTAAAGCCGATTTTCTGGTACCGGGTGGTCCTTCAAAAACGAAACACACTGGTTCAGTCCTCGAAGAAATCGTAAACGTCTTAACGTACTTGACTATATTAGAATTAAACGCACGAAATAATTCTTGACTCGCGCGCATATCGGGTTTGCTTAGAAATTCTTTAAACTCTAAATCTACCTCCGTCTTACTGTTTAATTCCAATACTTTGTTCCTATAGTTTATATCCAAAATTACTTGTGAATTTTTAATATACTTCGAATATACTTCATTTATTTCATCTACATACTCCATAAACTTCAAGAAAGAAAATAATCTGTCTATAGTATCATGTACGTAGAGAAAAATTGGGCTCTCAAATTTATCAGAAGCCCATTTGAGTAATAATTTAATTATTGCAATAAGCTTACGCATAATAATGGTTATAAACGAGCCAGTTTGAATTCGAACACTTACTAATGTTTGAAAATCCCTTACCGCTTTTACAACGCTGTCGGGTAAACCCAACAAAATCATAGAGCTAGCAACGTCTGCAAAATCTATTTGAGCCTCATACCTGTTCCTTTTACGAAATCCCGAATATGTTAATATAAGGGAATAAACTCTCATCACTATACTTATCCAGCTAGTAAAACTCTTAAATCCAAAGCCATCCATTATAAGTGTGACTACTTGAATCATAAATGAATTCATCTCATCACTTGCCCATTCTCGTGACAAGCCTTTCATTAAAATAATTTTATCCATGACAAAAGTATATAATCCAGATAATATAGGAATATCTACTTGAGGGGTATAAACTCGTTTAGAAGCGTAATTGTACATACAAAAAACGAATCCCTTTCTACTAATCATTTTAACAGGGCCTGCGTAAGTAAGTGCAAAATTATTCATATGCTTCTTACTAACTGAATTAGCAACACCTCGGCACACGTCGTATAAAAAGCAATGAGAATTCTGCTTGGTATTAAGTTTAACACCGCGCAATTTTTCATTGCTATTATACTCTTTATTTAGTTGTTTTAATAGTTCTATTAAGTTCTGATTATAAATTAATTCCGTCATTTTTGATATGTATTGTGGTCTATAATTTATTAAAAATTTTATAGTTTTAAATATTGATTTCATTTTAAATTTTGTTTTGTTTTTAATCCGGAAGGTGTCCGGTTCCCTGCTCCCTTACGGGGAACAAATTCGATGGTAGAGAAAAAGACCTCCTACCATAAAGGTGTTAAGAAGTTACAATATCAACTTATAAAACGGATCATGAAATTCATTTTCAAAAGGCTAGAGGAAACGTGGCGAAGTTAATCTGACCCACGTTCCTTAAGCTATACGTATCTATCTTGTAATGCCGCTCCTAGCTTTTAGGTTCCGGCTCCAACTAATCCCGAAGGAATATATATACGCTTTTTCCATTTACTCAATCATATCATTATCTGAAGAATTCGTTAATACTGCATTTAATTTCTTTTATGTTCGACTCAGTCGGCAGATCATTAGACCTAGGTGGGCCGAAGCAAATACAACGCGGGAGACCAATCCCACGTTACAAATCTCGGAGCTGTTTCCCTTCAAACATTAGGGAGTTTATTAAAACAAATCCCTTTAATATAATAGAAAATGTGAAAAATAGAAAACTATAAAGAAAATAGTTTTTACATAAGTTAAAGAACTCTGCCTGAGTTAAAACAACTAAATAATTTTTATTAATTTCTGTGCT